AGAGAAAACCGGTTATTACGAAGATGATTTAGTGATGATCGTTGAAATGAATTACACAGACATGCCAGAAGACTGGTTTAAGCTGTCAGGTCTGGAAGAGGAAAGGCTAGACGATGAAGAAAAGATGTCTGTGGCAATGTATGAGCATAAATGGCTAGGCAAATACCTTGACTCAGTAGACGGCGCAATCATTAAACAAGAATGGTTTGATGCCTGTATCGATGCTCATAAGCTAGAAAGGCTAAAGAAAGTCTTTGAGCCGCATGGTGCAATAATAGCGTCACATGACCCATCCGATGAAGGAAAGGACGACAAAGGGTTTAGTCTTAGGCATGGATCTATTATTAAAATAGTAAAAGCTAAAGAGACCGGCGAAATAGATGACGGGTGCGACTGGGCTACGGGGCTTGCAATAAAGAACAATGCTAACTGGTTTGTCTGGGATGGTGATGGAATGGGCGCAGGGCTAAAGCGTCAAGTTTCAACAGCGTTTGCAGGAACTGGCATTAAGTACCATATGTTTAGAGGATCCCTTTCAGGGTCTGGCCAAGACAATGCAAAAAATATATACATGCCTCAGCACGGGGATGAGAACACAAAGCCCAAGACATATGCCGAGACATTTAAGAACAATCGAGCGCAATATTACACCGAGTTAGCAACACGGACATACAATACATACAGATGCGTAGTTAAGGGTGATTATATCGACCCTGATGAAATGATCAGCTTTGATTCGGATGGGATAGATAACATGTCTGGGCTTAGATCACAAATGTGCAGGATTCCAGAAAAAGACAATGGAAACGGTTTAATTCAAATTATGAATAAGAAAGAAATGAAAACACTTGGCATTGATTCACCTAACGAAACAGATTCTGTAATGATGGTATTGCATAAGCCAAAAATAGAAAAAGTATACGAACCTCTTAATTACCCAAATATGAGTGTAGTCTAATGCCACAAATGACCGAAGACGTACTAATAACCGCGCTCGACAACATGGTTCACGATGCAACCGGCAATAACTCAACCTTTATTTCTGAGAATGAAGAGCTTTTAGATAGGTACGAGGCCAACCCATACGGCGATGAGCTGCCAGAGCGATCAAAGGTAGTATCAAATGATGTGATGGATATTGTTGAAGCCGATATGCCGTCCCTTGCTAGAATATTTCTAGGCCCAGCAGAGATATTGAAGTTTAAGCCAAACAAATCTAACGAAGAAGACCAGAAGGAAGCTGATGACAAGACGAAATACGTTAACTGGCAAATAAGAGGTCAGCCATGGTCATTCTCAGTACTTCATGGATTTATTAAAAACGCATTAATACAGCAGCTTTCAGTTGTTAAGTACATGATCGAAGAAACAACCGAAATTGAAGAGCATAAAAAGACTGGATTAAGCAATGATGAGTTGGCCGTATTCCAGAAAAGCCTTGAAGGCGAAGACGTTAAAAGTGTTGAGGTAGTACGAGAAGAGGAGGCCGAATCAGAAGAAAATACAGTTGTTCTGAAAGTGGAACGAACAGTTAAGTGTGTGAAAATAGTTGACGTTCCACTTGAAACTTTTCGCATGACGAAGAACGCAACAGACAAAGACAGCGCGGCAATGGTTGGTGATGTATCGACTATTACGCGAGGTGAATTAATGGCGAGAGGATTTAGCCGATCACAGGTTGATGGGTTAAGTTTGGCGGGCGGCAAAGATGAAAGCGCAAGACTCAAAGCTATTCGCGACGCAAAGGAAGGCGGATCTACAAACGAAGCAGACAATTCCGACTGGGCTGGAGAAGATGTTGAAATAGAAGACCTGTATCCAACTATCGACTATGATGGTGACGGGATAGCAGAGCGCCGACATATCATGCGCTCAGGCGACATCATCCTAGTGAACGAGGTGTTCAATCACGTTCCATACGCGATCATGAGTTCAATTCTCATGCCTCACAAGGCCATCGGGAAAAGCCGGGCAGAGATAGCCGCACCAACAGCTAGAGTGAAAACAGCCATACTTCGAGGCGTTAACGATAATATCTATGCGGTAAACAACCCCCGAATAGCTGTAAATGACAACGTTAATATGGATGATATGTTTATCATTCGGCCTAACGGTGTGGTTAGGAATAAAGGCGACGCAAGCCCAAGTTTGAATATGTACCCAATTGAAATACCTTACATCGGCGATAAGGCTATGCAAGTCCTTCAGCATTGGGATCAAGCCAGAGCGCAATCAACAGGCTCACTAATGGCCTCACAAGGTCTTAATGCTGATGATTTAGCCAAGGAGACGGCAACACGCTTTACAGGCATTCAGGACGCGTCTAAGGGCAAGGTTGAGCTGGTTGCACGTGTAATGGCTGAGACAGGTTTTAGGCAGTTATTCGAAGGCGTGGCCTGGCTTGACGCTAATTATCAGGACTCCGAAACAGAAATTGAAATACTCGGAGCAGAGTTAAGGGTTAATCCTGCTGATTGGAAGTTTAAACACAGTGTTGTTAGTAAAGTTGGGTTAGGCGCTGGAGATGACGAAAAGAAATTGCAGACAATGACCGCATTATGGACGCTTCACGGTCAGCTGAAGGCTACTAACTCGCCTATGACAGACGAAGTTAAGCGATATAACATACTAAAAAGCATGGTTAATGCATCAGGTGAGCCAGAGATTGGGGAATTTTTCAATGACCCTGAAAGACCCGAGCAACTTGTTACAGCCCAAAATGAGATATTGACGCAATTAGTTCAGCAATTACAAGAGCAGCTACAGCAATTACAAAACCCGCTAGCTGAGGCCGAGACTATTAAGCAGCAAGGAAACTTAAGCAAGGCTCAGTCTGACGCACAAATTCAAGTGGCAAAACTAAATGAAGATCAGCGCCAATTTAATATTGAAACATCACAAAAGCAAGATCAATTCATGAAGGAATTGGCAGCGCAGCTTACTGAGCTACAACTTAAATTCGAGACACCAATACAGGGCGCTAAGGTATGACAGAAGACCAGAAAAGCCACTTAGAAAGAGAGGTAGATCTAGCAAATATGGGGCGGCAAGTTGTCAGTAATGAGGCGTTTAAATACGCCATGACATCAAGAAAGGCCCAGATATTTGATACGTTTTGCAAAACCAATAAAGACCAGGCGGATATTAGGGAGGAAGCCTGGAGGACTATGAAAAACATTATGTCTCTTGAGCAGTATTTCGAGACATTGCTCATTACTGGAAAAATGGCGGAAAGTACGCTAAAATCAACAGAGAAGGAATAAAGCATGTCAGATAATCCCATTGTGGAACCTGCCGATAAGTTTTATAGCAAAGCAGAGCCGGAGCCTATACAGCCAACCGAGGAAGCTACCATTGCAAATGCGGATCAAGACCCGCAACCAAACGAAGAGCTTGAAGCCCCAGCGGAGGATAATACCAATGCTGAAGAGTTGAATGCAGATGATGGCAGCGAAGCCACTCAATACCTAGAGTTAGACGGTAAAGAGCACGACCTAGCAGAAATCAGAAAATGGCGCGATCAAGGCCTGATGCAGAAAGACTACACGAAAAAGACGCAATCACTATCAGATGAGCGGAAAAGCTTTGAGACAGAAAGAGCGACTGAACGTGAGAATCTACTTAAATCAAAAACTGAAGCCTCAGAGATGCAGGACTTATTAAAAGTGCTTGTCGATGAAGATAATGAAATTGATTGGGCAGAGCTTAAGGACGATGATCCCGATAAGTATATTGAACTCAAAGAACAGGCAGATAAACGCAAGGATGCCCTTTCAAAGGCAAAGCTTGATCGTGAATCGCCTGCTGATGACCCCGCATTTATTCAGTCAGAACAGAGAAAGCTTTTTGACGCTAACCCTGAGTGGCTAGATAAGGACAACAAGATTACGGAAGCATACACAAGAGATACGACACTCTTGGGTGAATACGCAATCAAAGCTGGGTTTTCAGATGATGAGTTCAAAAATTTAACGCGGTCTCATTATCTTACTACCTTATTGAAGGCTGCGAAATATGACAAGCTACAAGAGAAAGGCCGTAAGATTAAAGAGACGCGAGAAACAGTACCTATTGTGACAAGGCCTAAAGCATCTATAGCAAAAACTCAGCCAAAGTCTAGACATGAAAAATATTATGGCAAGACTGGCTGATAACTTCTAATTGTAACGGAGCTTTAAAAAATGGCTACTATATCGAGCACAGTGCTAACTATGGCCGATTGGGGGAAATCAATTGACCCCGACGGAAAAGTTGCAGACACGGTTGAGTTATTATCTCAATCAAATAGAATCCTGGATGATATGCTGTTCAAGGAAGGCAATTTACCAACTGGCGAGCAGACAACTATTCGCACAGGCCTGCCAACATCGTATTATCGTTTAATTAACCAAGGAACTCCAAACTCTAAGTCAACCAAGGCCCAGGTTACAGAGAACGCGGACATACTTACGGCTCGATCTTCTGTTGATCAGGACGAGGCTGAATTAAATGGAAATGTTGGTGCGTACCGTATGAGTGAGGCTGAGGCGTTTGTTGAGTCTATGTCTCAAACGCAGGCAGAAACGTTGATTTATGGTTCAGCGGCTAACCCTGAAGAATATGTGGGATTTGCACCACGATACAATGATCTAGACGCCGTAAATGGACAGAACATTTTAGATGCAGGCGGCGCAAGTACTGACAATACTTCTATCTGGTTGGTTAATTGGGGTGCCAATAAGGTGTTTGGCGTATTCCCTAAAGGCTCTCAGGCCGGACTATCCCACGAAGATCTTGGTCTTGATGATGAGCTTGATGGCGATGGCAATCCATACCGCGCATATCGAGACATATGGAAATGGAAAAATGGTCTAGTTGTTAAAGACTGGCGTGAAGTTGTTCGTATTGCCAATATTGATGTTTCAGATTTGGTGGCTAAGTCTACCAGTCAGGCTATTACAGCAGCGACAGCTATTGACAAGCTAATGTCTCGCTCAATTGATCACCTACCTAATGGCCCAGGTGAAAAAGCGGCATTCTACTGTAACCGCACAGTCGCGTCTCATTTGCGTATTAT